ATTTTAATAATCTTATTTGTTTTTTAGTTAATCCGTATTTTGTTAATGAATCTACTTGCTGTTGTTTCTTAAGATCATACAATTCTTCTTCAATTGCGTCAGCTGGAGCTAATCCTTTTTTCTCTTGTCCTTCTAAACTTAATATTTTATTAATACGATCTTCTTCTTTAGTCAACAATCTTATTTCTTTATCAGTTAAACCGTAAGCCTTTAATGAATCTACTTGTTGAAATTTTTTAAGATCTTCTAAAGCTTTTGTTTTTTGTTCCAAAGGAGTCATTGCATCAAACTCTTCTTTTTCTTTAATCTCTTTAATTTCTGCTTTATCTTCTGCGCGTTCTAAATCAGACTCGGCTTTAGTAGATAATGTCCACTTAGGCCAACCCATAGTCATAAATAATCTTTCCCAAGGTTCATTACTAGAATCTAAAGCATCGGATACATTAATTGCTTTTGTTAACAATCTATCAGTTGGAAGTGAAGTAGCAAAAGATATTAAGTTTGCTCCTATAGCTAACTCAGGAGAATCTAAAGAAAATTTACCATAATCCATTTCGTCTTTTCCATATTGAAAAGCACTAGCCGCTTTAGATAGCTTACTGGCTTTACTAGATAATGGAGGTGAAACAGCTAACATACCCATTACCGCATAATATCTATAATCTTGGTTTCTTTCTTTTTTACTTCTTTCGTAAAGTTTTATAGCAGTATTTTTTATAGCTACAAAAATCGCGGCTTTAACACCCATACCTCTTAATAAACCATCAGACATTGAATTAACAATCTTAGCTTTTTTGCCGTCTAAAACTTCTTCATCATCTTCTCCGCCCCACATTGCAGCAAACATGGCTTGCTGC